CTCTAAGACGATATCACACTAGTCTATTGACAAAATACCGTCAACATTAACTGTTCAACTTTTATTCTCTATGGCCATTATGGATGTTAACTTAATTACAGAATACTGGGACCAACTAATAGTCCTTTTTCTTTTCGTCGTTATGGCTGTACGACTAAGGGAGAACGTGACATCTCTTAGAAAAGATGTGGACTCACTCAGCGCCTACTTAGAAAAACGCGATACCTACGTAGAGGTAGTAAAACTGCGTGCCGATTTAGACGCAGCACAGAAGAACATCTCTTCCCTATGGAATTATGCCAATGGCCTTCGTGACCGGGTGAACGGGAAGTAGTATTTCCCCTAAACCACGCACCTATCCCCCGTGGCCATTAGCCGTTTTTTTTATCCTGTAACTCTTAAACTTTTTCTTCTTCATCAATTTTGCAAACTTTTCGTCCAGCTTTTTAGCAGCCATACGAAATTCCCCCGGATCATTAAAAATTCGATTGGGTCTAATCCCCATTTAGATTCTATCCTTTTCCTTTGACCAAACTTCAAAATGACAGATATCAGCGCATGGTTGCCACCAGATAGAGACAGCCAATGCCCTGTCAGGGCTACCGCCCTTTCCGAGATAGTCCTCCCGCCAATCCATGTTGGCAAAGATATTAGGTCTATGACGCTGGAACTGCTCACGACCTTTCTTGCAAGCCCACAGTCTTTCGGGACACACCAAGGCCATACGCTTCACCCCTATGGCAAAAGCATGGTCAATAAATTTTCTGATATCCTTGAACGGCGGGTTCGTTACCACATGCTCCAGAGGTGCGTGGCCAAAATCAAAGAAGTTCTGCCCCTTCTGTATATCCGTTTCCATAACATCACACACACCTGCGGCCTTCAGGGCTTCCGCTATGCGGCCATCTCCTGCACAAGGCTCCCATACAGGAGTTGAGTGGCGTACAACCGGCGTCCGTTTGATGTACTCATCAACCATTAGCCGCACAATACTTAATGGGGTAGGATAAAAGTCGAAAGGCTTCCTCACTCTACACTCTCCTTGCTGGCCTCCACCCAAGCAACGGCAACCTTCAGATCACGCCTGCTTTCCTTGGTCAGCACACAGACAGGAAAACAGTTCCTGTCCCCGAAGGTAGCTTCCTTCTCCTCTTCATCGTAGGCCCACGTTGAGAAAGTTCGGACATACTTCTCACCATTGGCTTCAAAGCAGTCAAACAGATATCCTTCCGTATACATAACAGGACAAACTAGTTTATTGGCTTCTATAAGCCTGACCATAGCACCATCCCCGACAATATCTCTCCAGCGTATGGTTATATGAGGGTAGCGAATACCACCGATTTCCACAGAATTTATAGCCGGTGATATCATCCCTGCCCCCTCCTCTTCTTTCTTGCGGTGGCCCAAGCGGATTTTGGCCCCAGCTTCTTCCGGTGGTTCCTTGGACGCGGCCTACCACGCCTTCTCGACTTCCGCTCCATCACGATCTCTTAATTTATGCCACACATTCATAGGGTATATCGCCCTTGCCTTCCCCCTGTCTATATGGATAAACCCACGCTGGTATAAATCATTGACAATCTTATGAGCATTGCCCAGACCACCACGGGTAACGCTGGAGATATCCCGGTAACTGGGGGAATACCCCTTCTCTGCCCAGTATTTACTAATATAGTCCAGAGCCTGCTTCTGATTAGGTGTCATCTAAAAAATCCTCTACCATGTCTCTCTTCTTTTTCTTCTCCTCACGGTACGGGTCAAAGCACGGGAGGTGCAGTAAAATCCCTTCCCCGTTCACTACCCAGTAATCATTCTCAAACCTTCTTCCACAATATCCGCACGGCTCTATGGGTATTGCTGCCTTATTGTCTGTCTTCACTTTCTTCATTAAGCATCAGAACCTTCTTGTTTGTAACCAATGCCCAGTCTATTTCCTTATTTACACCGGGACTCTTCTCCCACCCCTTCAGGCAGTAGACACCCAGAGCATCACAACGCTTGAAGAACTCAAAGTCCCTCCGCAACCACCATTTGTTATCGTGCATAAAGCCATTGGCTTCGATCCCAGACCCATACACTATAGGACTGAAGACCCAGCACCCGCTGTCCAGTAACCTGTGGGTAAATTCTATGGTCTTAACAAGTCTACGACGGCGCACAGAAGCCTCCACGGCACCCTTGCTGGAGTATGGGGAGGCCAAATACATAAGCCCCCCGTCAAGCTCCGCTAAGAGGTGGAAGAAATCAGGGCTAGGGATGTACTTTAGATTGAATATAGTGAATTGATCCTGAGTATACGAAGAACCGTTGGTAAGCATTAGACGCTCCCATCAGGATCTGGAATATGATTCAAGCTAGCACTCCATCTTTTTAGACTGCCCCGCTCAACAACAAAAGTTTTGCCATGCCCGAGGTCATCTTCATTGCCTTCGGAGAAAACCTCTTCCTTGGTGGCATACCCGGCCAGATCAAATTCCGGGAAATCCGCAATAACCAGTATATAGATATCCGCATTGTCAACACTATGCGGCCTGACCAGCAGCCTCCCCGCAGGGTTGTCCGTTGTCTTGACATCTATCCTTGCTCCCTTCTGGCTTACCAGATCAGCACCCCCTACACGCGGGAAAATCGTCAGATCAGGATAAACATTAAGCGCCTTGGCTACCGCCAGTTCTCCTCCGATCCCAATAAGGTCGGTGAGGAAATTGCTCTGCGGGCCTATCTTGGAATTTTTAATCCCCGTCTTTCTACAAACAGCATGTCTCATAGCCGCCAGACGTATTGCAAGCTCCTGTTCTGCACCATTCAGATTTACTTGTGTCACAATTCCCTCCTGCTGAAGAACATACTACTAACAAAATCAAAATATATTTTCAAGATGTAGAGTCTAGATTCATAGAATCTAGATTCGTTTAGAATCTATATTAATATATTAATTAGATTCTAAGATAGTCTAGATTCTTATAGACTGAATCTAGACTCATGCTTAGGGATATGATAAAGATTAAATTAGTTTGACGGACATGATCCCTCCCACATGTCCTATGCCCTGCTTATGATGACGATTGTAAGCGGGGCTTTTTATTTGAGAGTGTGGGGCAGTGGCCACCTAATAGGGTTCCTTAAAACGAATATAATCGTTTGTGTGGAATAGTGTGTAGGGGGGTGGAGGGGGCCGCTGCACGCAAGGGGGGGTGGGGGGTCTCCCTCCCGTGCCGCTGGGATAGGGTTCCTACATGGCCCTACCCTCTGGGCTTTTTCTCAGCGCTATTCCCGAATCATCATAGCGCTGCTGATCGATTAGTTGGAGCAGCGCCTTGACTAGGCTACGAGCTTTTACGCTGGCCAAGCAATTGAGTCAGGCGTGACTCCAATTCCCTGCGAACATCGTCGGCGGACTCTGGACTTGTGTTGGTGACTTCGACTCGCTCACTGAAAAGTGCAGGACCATCGATGGCCACTCGCCCTAACAATTCCAAACTACGAATGCGTGAGCTTGCATTCGATTCAGTGTCCATGCTTTCAACCATCAACCGATTTAAAACGTGCTGCTGTCGAGCGAGCGCTGAAGATACCGCAAGACGTTCTTTAGCTGAGTTAGCCTCGTTGAGTCTTTGGGTTATCATTGGGTGACTCGCAAGCAAACTACTCTCGCGATAACACGCATTCTTACTCATGTTCTTTGTGTCGTAACATTGTTCGTACGCACTTATCTGCGACTCACCTTTCACCAACAGTTGTGCAAACTTTAATTGCTTCGCAGTTAACTTTCGTTTTGGTTTCTTCTTATCAGTTGCACGGTCAATGTTTGTTGCGTCGTGTGCAGCATGGCCACTGGTGTCGCTGTTGTTGTCGGACAATGTGTCGTCACTGTCTTCACTGTTAACGTCATGCGTTGCGTTGTGTGTTGCGTCATGCGTTGCACTGTCGCTCATGCCGCCATCGATAACTGTGAACGTGTGCTTGCTGCTGTCGTCATGTTTGTCATCGCTCATTGTCTCACTGTCCTGTCATTAATGTTTGCACTGCCAACAACTGCTAACGCGATTGCCCCGGCGTTAACTTGTCGGTCTGGTTTAATCATACCGGGTTTATTCCCTCCGCAAAAAGTTGCTGCCAATTGTGACCGCCTTAGGGTGGAACTGCGCCTTATTAAATATTCACCCGCCAATGTTCATTCCTAATCATAGTAAAAATACTGGTTTGATTGTCACGCTGCGTTGCCGCCTTTCAGGGCGTCCTCGATTTTGTTCACCATGTTGCAACGTCGATTCGTTCTCGCCGCTAGCGGTGATATCTGATTATGAGGCACCCCACGGTCACCGCCTAGTGTGGGTGGATGGTATTGAATGGCTTGCTATGGGTGCCGTATATTCGTATTATTGGTTTTTGGTTCATAGCGGCTCTGCGTTTGCCGCCCGCGAAGCGGAATTACTGACTAGGGGAAGGGTCGATCCTCTAGGTTTCCTGCCCACGGTTCTACCTCGCACGGGAGTGGTTCAAGCCCATCCGCTAGTGGCTACAAATACGTAGGCAGATAAAGTTCCAAGGTTGTGTGAATCTGTTCGCAGATGCGTAGACAATTTGTTTGCGTCGGCACGGGTGAGGAACAACGCTGCACATTAAAATTTGGTAGAAGCCGAAATCAATCGGAGTGTGGCGACGTTGATGCGTTCACTGTTAAGTGAGCGTATCCACAAGCATCATCACAGTGGTGCTTATGGATGCGGTTGCATCAAAACAAAAACAACATGAGGTGACTAATGTTTGAACTTTATCCTGACGGTGGACTGTTTGGTTTAACTGATAACATCGTGTTAATTCTTGGCGGTGTTTACGGTCTGTCGGTTGAAGGCAGATTAGAAAAATACTTTCCAACAATGTTTGCGGTGAAGGGTGCTGGTGCAATCTACGGCGCAGCAATTGCAAACACAGTGAGCGATGGCCTTGGATGTTTAGTTGATCCGACAATGGCTGGCATGTTCGTTGGCGTTGTCTTGGGTTGCTTACTTCCAATCGCCCTTATCCCTGCTGCCATGAAGCATCAAGCAAAGCGTGAGCGGAGAAAGTTTAATATCGAAACCGACAGAAAAATTGAAGCACGCTTGGCTGGCAATGTTTGGAACGAAGCTGCCGACTACGCCATCGCCATTGAAGAGTGGAAGCACAGATAACAACGGAGCGTTCAACGAAAGTTGAGCGCACCCACGAGCATCAACGGCGTTGGTGTTCATGGGTGCGGTTGCACCATAACAAATATTAACCACTAAACTTTTGAGGTGACTAACGTGGGAACAATTACAGCAAGACAGGTTCCAGATGTTCTGGAAACAGCATTGCCGTTTGGCAATGTGTTTATTCACGGGCCGAATGGGATTGGTAAAACGCAGGTTCTAAATCGTTGTGTGCGGCGTGTGTTTAAAAAGGTTGCGATCAAGAAGTTGCGGCACGAAGTTACAACAGGCGAGCGCAATGCAGAAGTTGTGGCGGAAGTGATAAAGGAAATTGAATCACTGGACGCTGATCAGATCAGGCTGGTGGACGATGTACGACTTGGCAACATCGATCTGTTGGATTTGTCTGGCCTGCCGCACGTTGTTGATGAACGCATGAAGCGTGCGGTCGGTGACTTCTGGCCGCAACGTGATCCTGCCACTGGTAAGAAAATCTGGTGCATACTTTATGTTGACGAGTTCACACAAGGTGGACGCGAGAAACAAACTGGCTTCCAACAGGTGCAGGACACGGGCCGCATTGGTTCATTTATTTTGGCAGGTCATAAGGTAAGTGATCCGAATTGTGAACACGGACTCACTTTGATCGTTGGTTCTGGTAACAGACAAAAGGACCGTGCCAACAGTCACGGCATGGGAATGCAAACCGGCTCACGGTGGACGCACTTCACGATGATGCCTGATCTGGATGCGTGGCTTGAGTGGGCCGACAGTGTGAACTTGAATCCGCTGGTAACGTCATTCAATAAGATGATGACGGTAGGCGGCGAACCTTACCTGTTCAGACTTGATCCGACGCAGCAGCATGAGCATCCGACTGGCCCATGCCCACGCACTTGGGAGCGTCTTGCTCATGTGCTGGACGGTGGACTGCCGGTCGATATCGAGCGGCCAGTCATTGAAGGTATCGTGGGTGAGGAAGCAGCGGTCGCGTTTATCGCAGTGAAACATGCGGCACAATCAATTGACGTTGAGCAAGCGTTGACTGATCCGACCAATGCAACGATCCCGCAAGACACGGGGCATCAGTTTGCGGCAGCAAGTTTGCTGATCAGGCTGGCGAACGCCTCTAACTTTGCGAACGTCATTACTTACCTGTCTCGTGTCGGCGATGGGGAATTTACATCGCCCGAGATTCTGGTGTTCGTTGTCGAAGCGATCAAGCGTCGGCAACCAGAGTTGGCAGACACGGTTGCGTATCGTGACTTTGCATTACAGTGGGCAGACATTCGCTCATAACTTATGACGATGCGGGGGCAACGCCCCCGTATCTATCAGCACATTGAAATCAGTGTGCTGGTAGATGCGAAAGCATCATTGACTGTTTAATATTTAAATTGAGGTAACAAAACATGAGTAAGAAAAAACTAAACGGTACAACGGCGATGACCTCGCCGCTGCAAGATCGTGCGTTGCTGGTTCGCTTGACCACTAAGAAAATCAACAGCACCAAAAAGGATGCGACGGCGACTGAAGGTTTGGCCGACTTGTTTGAGACCACAAGTAAGAATGTTAGCGCGACCAAACGAACACTTCCAGCCGACACGATTAAGGAATGTCGAGCGATTGTTGGCAAAGCTGGCAACTATCTGAAAGGCATGACTGAGGGGCCAAGCTCTGGTAAAAAACTTGTCGGCGGTTTAGCACCGTGGTCAATCAATGGTGACGGCACCGCATCGCAGGGTACATTTTATATCTGCCCGAATGTTCAAAACGAACAGGTCACACGAGACTTGGGTGCGTTCAAATCGATGCTTGATGATGCGAAAGAAAGATTGGTGAAGGTAATCCCGAACGGGATTGAAAGAATCAGACAAGAGAATCCAAAGTTGTTTGATCCTGCCGATTACGGCTTGCCAAATAATTATGATGCTGAGGACATGCACGAAGCAGCGAAAACCATTGCTGAAAGATTCAGGTTGGATGTTGAATGGTCGTTTGTCCCTGACAACTCTGATGATGTTCGTAGTCACACGGGATTAAGTCCTGAGCAAGTCAAGGCGGTGCAGGATTCTCAGCAGCATCAAGTTGAGGAAGCGCAGCAACGTATCAAGGTCAGGATTGCCGACACAATTATTGAAACCGCCAAACATCTTGTCGAGAGAGACAGGGTGTATGACGAGGACAACAAGGGCAAGCACCCTTTCAAGGATAGTACAATTGACAGGGTGCGTGATCTTGTCGGCGTGATACGCGCAGTCAATTGGGATAATGATCCCGTGCTGGCTGACGCAGCCAATGACTTGACCGCTGCGTTGGGCAACTTCTCTGCTAAGGAACTGCGTGAGGATACCGACCAACGTAAAAAGGTTGTGGAAAAAGTTGGCAAGGTTGCCAAGGATATCGAGAACGCCAAGAAAATGGACAAACTTTTCGCGGCGTAAATTGTGACGGTGCGGGGGCGTTGCCCCCGTATCCACCAGCATCTCACGGGGTGCTGATGGATGCGGAAGCATCATTGACCAGTAAATATATGAGGTGACTGACTATGGCTATGATGAACTATACGACAATGATTGATCCCGAATTGGGAAGGTTAATTAAAACAAGGTCTCGACTTGGGGCGTTGGCCCCAGCGTATGCCGGTATCGTTTACGGTATGCCGCTAGTCGAAACGACTCGAACAAAAACAATGGCGGTCGATGGCCGGTCAATGTTTTGGAACCGCGAATTTATTCGCAGGACTTCCGACAAAGAATTACTTGGCACGGTTTTGCATGAGGGGCTGCACGTTACGCTTGCTCACCCGCTGCGCCGTGCTGGACGCAACCCCAAACAGTGGAATGTTGCGTGTGATTATGTGATCAACCCAATCGTGATCAAGGCTGGTCTGGATTTGCCAGAGGGTGCCTTATTGAATTGGGATTACGACGGCATGACGGCGGAGCAAGTCTACAAGCTGTTGGAAAAGGAACAGCCAGAGGGTAATGATGATCAACCATCTGATGATGATGGCGATGATGATGACACCGACCCCGATTGTCACGGTGATTTTCACGGCACCGAAAGCAATGACAAAGGCAAGGGCGATGCTGATGGCGATGCTGATGGCGATGCTGATGGCGATGCTGATGGCGATGCTGATGACAACAGTGGCGAAGGCAAAGATGATGCCGATGCTGACGATGATGAACCGTCTGGGAAACCAGAGGACTTTGATCAGGCTGGCGAAGTCTGGGACATGACTGACGATGAGGGCGATGCTCTCGACGCCACTGAAATTGAGAAAGAGCTTGATGAATTAAACAAGCGCATCATCACGGCGGCATTGGCTGAGAAAGCCACCGGCTCAGGTTCAATAAATGTTGACGGCGGAATACTTGATGCCGCTCAGACCAAGCCTGTCGATTGGAGAGAGGCACTCGCTGACTTCTTAAATCGTTCATGCGCTGGCGAGTCAACATTCGCTGTACCAAATCGTCGGCACCTTGGGCGAGGTGATTACTTCCCAAGCGAGCGCGGCGTGGGCGGTGGCGATCTTGTGATTGCGATTGACACCAGCGGCTCCGTGTCTCAGCAAGAGGCAGACGCATTCGCTGGCGAGATCGACTCAATACGCGAGACGATTAAGCCAGAGCGTACCGTTGTTATCTACTGCGACACTCGCATCCAGAAAAATGCAGACGGTGGACTGTACGATCTGTTCGAGACGCACGAGGATATCGAGGTGCGAAACATTAATGGCGGCGGCACTGATTTTGATCCGCCGTTTTACCTGACTGAGCGTGAGGGATTTGAGGTGGATGCGTTCATCTACTTCACTGATGGCTACGCCTCTGTCAGCGAGAAAGTTTGTGGCCTCGTTGATTATCCTGTCCTATGGGCAACCACTGGTGCAACGCCTACATTCAGAGGCGAAGCGTTTGGTGAAGTAATCGAGGTGGCGTTTTAGTTACAGGCGGCTAGCCTCAGCGCTGAGTTGACAGTGTAAAGTCTGGTCGCTGCCGCCGACTTCTTTGGGCGGTCAGACATCAACACATACTTGGGGGGCGTGGGAAATAATCCACGCCCCTTCTTTTTCCTAGCCGAAACCGAAAGGTCGTGCCGCCGTGATGGGCGGTGCCTGATGAGGTAGTCAATATTGAACAACAAATGTTTAGTGAGGTGACTATGATTAGTAATGATATGACTACGCCGTGGGCGTTAAGAAAGGCAGCGGCATGAGAACGCTGGCTTTTATAGTCCTGACATTAAGTATTTGCTATGTAATGCTTAGTTGTATATGGGCGGCAGTGGCATGGGAAACCTTCACGCATGTTCACTGGATGACAACGGTGACAGCATTTGCTATCGCCATTGGTTCACTCATAATTGTTGTGGAGAAATCTAAATGAGTGGTGACAAAAAAATCTGTCCTACCTGTCACGGTGACGGATATATAATGGACTCTGATGGTGAGCAATCTGCCGCCATTGATTGTCCGACCTGTGACTCACAAGGTGAGTTACCAGTCTCAAGGAAAAAGTTGAGCAAGTCTAAATCTAATTGACAACCAACTGTGAGTTTGAAGTGGGTCTTAGTTTTCAATTCAGTGAAGCGGGTAAGGATGGAGACGTAGTGGAAGATGCTACGAGTCTCAGAGTATGCCAATGGCGATAATCCTGAGCGGAGCCACCTTATTCAAAGCACTGGTTACTAAGATATAAAACTAAGGACTCCAACCAAAGGGAGGGGAGGGCGAAAGCCTTCCCCTTTTATTTACCGTTCAATATTTATTTGGGGAGACGACCTGTGATTGAGAAAGGAATTGTAAATGTTTGGCTGCACGGATTTTTTTCTGCTTACATACTGGCACTCCTGCTGGCACCTTTTATTTTATAACTTACCGCCCGGAGGCAGCATGATCCGGGTGGAATTATTATTTTATTTTTAGATCCTACGCTCGGCTCACAAACATTTGCTGCTCAATATTAGGTGGAGCATCAGGGTTAGGTGGAGCAACGTAGGTGGAGCATCAGGGAGAGGATTGATCAATGAGAATAAGAGTAGGCTATACGATATGGTTGAATGATGAAGATGTTGAGCCTTTAAAAGAACAGCTTCTTTGCTCATCACGAAAAGAACTTCGTGAAAGAATTAAAGGCTGCGCTGAAGCATCAGGTACACAAGCGATTCAAGATGAACTTTTTTCATGCGAAGAAATTGAGGGACAAGAACCTGTCCTGTGGGCTTTCATGGGAAGAAATTGAGGGACAAGAAAGGGAGACTGACTGATGACTAAAGAAAGATTACCGCATCGTTCCAAGGCAATGATTACCTTGGTACTGAGCGATGATTCTCACACCATCAACCTAGCTACTAAGACCAACGAAGTCTGGTATGACATGATCGGTGACAAAGTGTACGCCGACATTGAATCAATGTGGGAACTTGTTAAAGAAGAACATCCACAATTCCAAAGCGACATGCCGTATGACGAGAAATATCATCTAGTCGGGGCTTTGGGTATCATCGGGACAGGCTCACACCGTGGGCATCAACCCCACATTGTCTGGGTGACACAAGCTCAGCACCCCAAGACAATGCGTGAAAATATCGAACAGGTCTGGGAGACTGACTGATGGGAAAGAAATCGCGAGGAGTATTACGCAGACCGCCCAATCAAAGAGAAGAGTTGGTGCGTGTGAAACGAGGGAACCCCGTAGCCAAAGCGGTAAGCACAGGGATTTATCCGCCGAAGATTATCAATCCAGAGGTGATCTATAAGCGTAACCCCAAACACAAGGGAGAGAGTGATGCCTAAAGATTGTTGGCATGGCGAATTGGTCAAGGAACTTTATGAGTTACTTGATAAGTGGACAGTTGTTAACAACATAAATGCGGCGGAAGTTATGAACGTCGTTCTTCACACTATGGCTGAGTCTATTTATCTGGAAGCACCTTCCCCCACTGTCGCTACAGGACTATGGCTGAGTGCCATGAACCACGGGAACAGTGGAGTCTTGATACAAGAATGCAAGGAAAATGGGGTTGACCCAGCCGACTATGGACTTGTGGATCAAGGTTCCTACGACAATAAGGAAGAGTCTCCAAAAGAATCCAATGGAGACAATGTTGTTCCCTTTGAGCCGAAGGGGGTGACATGATAGGCCATGAATGTTATCTAATGGGTATGGTGCTACCATGCTAGACAAAGTTGTTTGCGAAATAGAAATGATATGGCGCTTTGAACAAGGTCAGTTGTCACCACCAGAAATTGTTGGCCTTATCCAATCCCTGATTGTCAGAGGCTGGGCTTGGCATATGCCGCGAGCATATCAAATGTTGGCCCACCAATACTTATCTTGTGGGGTCTTGAAAAAATATGAATACGAGGTAACCGATATGATTCCTAAAATCAAAGCGGTTGTTTCTAAAGATGGAACAATCAAACAACTTACGGCAGAAGGAGAGGTGGAGATTGAACTCACGGATGAAGATGGAAAGGTGGTTGCGAATTATTCCTCGCACCAAAGAATTGTTGGCACGGATCAACAAGTCACCACAGTCTATGACAACATCTCCGATGACACCGATGTCCTCACTCCTGTCTGATGATCCTTATCTTACAAGGATTAATAGTTTGTGGGATGCCCATGATAACTGTTGCAATGAAGCCATGAAGAATGAATGGCGATCAAAGATCAATATGATTGGTCGCTTACATTCAGAAAGGCTATTGGAAAGGAGAGAAGCATAATGATGCAGAGAGTTCACATAACTTTGCCACCCGAAGAATACGAATGGGTTACTGGTCTGGCAAAGAATGAAGACAGATCCATTTCTGCCCAGTTCAGTAGGATCATCCGTTCTGCCAAGCGAGTCAAAGAGGAAGAGATTGTGAAACTTGGCAATCAAACATCACTTGAGTGATACAGGTATATGTCTATTGACCGCGTAATAGTTACTCAGACTACTGAGTCCTGATTTCAAACTGCGAAGCTGTGATTGATTGGCGATCTTTGATTCATCCCAGATGACAGAGATCACCAATCGCACAGTGTTTCGCCCAACGTCTGACTGCAATTGTCTCACAGCAGATGAGACCCTACCAATTGCATAGACGAACTTCCCCCCAATTTCACCACCACCTATTGATCCAACAAGGCTAGCGATACAACTGCGTTTGCCGCCCGCTCGATCCAGATCCCAACTTAACTTTGTACCAGCAGTGTGCTGCTCTTCTGTTATCAATTGACTAGCCAATAGACGATCAAGCTCACATCCATCAGTGACTCGGACTCTGACTCGTCCAACATTTAACCCTGCCGCCTCAATCACAACGGCATGGTGACGCTGTAGTTCTGGGGTTCCGAAGTCAGAAGTTTCTGATCGTTTCTTCCCAGTCTTCCGATGGATCTTCTTGCTCTTCATAGGTTCCTGTTGCTATATCATATGTTAATTCAGCTACGCCTTGCTTTCCTATGTGCTTAAATCTTACTTTCCATGTATGGATTTCTACTAATCCCGTGTCTGGATTTTGGTGGACAGTCAGACCAACGTCAGCCTTGGCAAAAAATTGTGCTGATCCTGCCAGATCCCATCCTTTTGGGATAGGATACTGGCCACCCTTATCTCGATACATCTTGGCCGGATGAGCCACAAAAAATACAGCCGCATCATGTGCCGCCGCCCAGTTCCTAACCTTAGTCAGCATCTCAGATATTAGGTTGGTCTCTGACTTGCTACTTGCCCCAAGATCGAGGTAGGAAAATGGATCGATGGTCAAAGTTCTTGCCCCGTTACGAGCGACAGCGATGGACGCTCTGCTCAACAGGTCTTCGATGGTCGCGGTTACATTGTTTGATTGCTCCATGAAAAGAAAGTGGTCACCAATCCAATCAGATGCCCGTATCATTTCAGCCTCACTCATTCTGGGAGTTGGGCCAGAATAAAAAGGCTTTGCCAACACCTTTTCCATAAGTTTTGGGATGTGCATACTTGGAGGGGATTCAAATGAGCATACACAATGCCGCCAATCAAAGTTCCTCGACAGGTTAAACAAGAGTTGATCGACAAACTCTGATTTGCCCATCGATGGTACGCCTGTGACCACATACAGCATACCTGTCTTGATGGTCATCAGGTCATCCACATTTGCGAAGCCCGTAGACAATCCCTTCCCTGCCCCGTGTCTGTATAGAGAAATAACTTCGCTCATGTAATGAGCTACGTCATAGAGACCAGCAATAGGCCAAGGTTCTGCCTCGTTTATGGCGTTAGCAACAGCAGCCTTACCATGTTTCACCAGACAATCGTTAGCGTCCTTGCAATCATCTGGCCATGTGACGCTCCAACATTTTCCCTTCCCCACACGACGAGCTATCTCTTCACCTAACGCACGACCAGCGGTGTCAGAGTCAGAACAGATGATAACTTTTTCTGTTTCCTTGAGGAGGTCGTGTGCATCCCAGATGTAGCTGAACTTTCTGTCATCCCGTGGATCAACAGTCCCATCCGACACACGGACAGGTGCGCCGTTAGGAACGGAGATAGAGTTTAAGATTCCAGCTTCGCGGACAGAGAGGCAATCTACTTCGCCTTCGCAAACAACTATTGGCTCGCCAATCTTTACTCTCTCAATACCATAGAAGGATCGCGCCGCACCCTCTTGCGTTAAGCCTTTGCCCTGTTCTTGTTCATCTTCAACCGACCTGAACTTCACGGCATAAACACTGTCGGTTCCCCACTCCACATACGGAAAGCCAACACCTAATCTTTCTTCGCCTAACTTGGGAAAATATTTGATCGCACTCATTACTCTGCCGGACGCGATTGTTTCATCAGACAGACCACGGTTCCTCAGATAATCAGAGGCACGGCTTGTTATACTGGTAGACTTAGGTGGGACAAACTTCACCACCTTCTCACGTTTTGGCTCTAGGCTAGCGCCCCCCTGCTCGCCACAATGATGGCAGTTCCATTGAACATCTGGGTATTCTACCCTAACACTTAGGACTTTCTCCTTTTGATTCACTGGCTTACGCCTGTGGCTACAGCTTGGGCATGTGTCTCTATACTGACCGTCTGCTCTCCCAACAAACATGCCAACCATTGTTTCATGGATCTCCATTCTCTTCCCCCTCCTGATATGATTGCTCGTAATTTTTCATAAGTTTGTCGAGATATATTACCCCCTGTTGAGGAGGTAACTCTTGTAGATACTCGGCGGCTTGGATTACTTTTTCGATATTAACACCAGCGTGATCACAAACAATCCTTAAATCTTTAGTTCGTCTGGTGAGATAGGCCGTGGCTTCACCCCGAATGCGCGGGACTTCAGACACCATGTCACGGAGGCAACGGTGTAAAACTGCTACCCACATCCGTGTTTCAGGAAACAAGTTCCCCCACTTTGATATCTGTTCGTGGATTATTCTTGTCTAATCCGTGGCAGATAATTTTCATTTTCACCTGACGATCATTGACATAAGCCACCCCCTGTAAGAGATCACAGATTAAACTCTCATCAAGGTCGGGTCTCCTGCTGCTATAAAAAATTTTACAGTAGAGCAGGACATCTTTGTCTATTAGCGGGTCAATAGATGTTGCCTGTTCATTGAAGCCCTTCGCATAAGCCAATGCCTTGCTACTCTTTATGGACATTATACGTCCTGTATTTTTTAGATTGATTATCCTCCTGCTGTTAGCCTTGGATGCTGGCTCCCCAAGTATTGTCTTTTCAAACAACCACTTACCACCCTTCAAGTAGAGGGTTGTAATTGTTTCAGTTAATGGATATATAATGGTCATGGCCTACACCAACAAACATGATCTCCCACTTCCTGTAGTTCGCGCACTCACCTCCTTTGAGAAGTCAGAGAAGGTAGAGGGCCTTAGAGTAACAACTCTTATAGATGCTCCTCGAATAAGTCAATTGCGTCAACGACATAAGGCTCCAGATGAGGACGTAAGCACAATGCTTTATCGCATCCTTGGGAGCGCGGCACACCTGATCTTTCAGGACGGTGCGAAGGGCTTGAGCAACTCTTATATTCCAGAGGAACGGGTTAGCTGTGAGGTCGATGGAACAACTATCAGTGGTCAGATTGACTTTCAATTTATAGAAGATGATGAGGTCAATGTTATAGACTACAAGGTGACCGCCGCTTATAGCATCATCTATGGTAAGCCTGAGTGGGAGAAACAACTGAATGTTTATGCCTTTCTTTTGCGTCATGGCAAGGGCATGAGGGTTAAAAATCTAAGTGTCTGTGCTATAATTAGAGACTGGACTGCGCGAAGGGCTACCACCACGAAAGGCTACCCTGCTTCTCCAATCGTAGAAGTTCCTGTCAAAATGTGGACCGATGAAGAGCAGGACAGATATGTGTCTCATAGAGTTCAATTACATATTAACGCCACTGCCATAGAGGATCTGGATGGATCATTGCCTTTATGTTCCGATGAAGAACGATGGGCCAAGCCCAAGGTCTTCGCGGTACATAAGGAAGGACGGGCGTCTGCCTTAAAACTGTTTGATAATCAGGCGGATGCTGAAAAGTTTGCTAGCAAATCTTTAGATCGTAAGGTGGTCGAGCGCCCTGCCACCTATACGAAATGCGCTGGCGATTACTGTAGGGTTGCACAACATTGCGATCAATGGGGATTGTGAGGAACAACGATGTCATATGACAATCTAACTTTTAGTATTGAGACCATTACTCCCGATGATGCGAGTAAATATCTTGAGAGTAACGTAGAAAATAATCGTCCAATTTCTGACCGCCATGTCGCAAGTCTTGCGCGTGATATGCGGGAAGGAAACTGGGCTAACAATGGAGAGACTATTAAGATATGCCCACAAGGCAGTGTGCTTGATGGTCAACACCGTCTTTGGGCATGTGTAGAATCTAAACTCCCTTTCACCACCGCTGTGGTACGAGGCGTGGAGAACTTGGACAACGTAGATCGTAATCGTCCACGCTCATTGGGAAACGCATTACACATGCGAGGTTATGAGCGAGCGCCTAGATTGGCGATTGCCCTTAACACTTGCTGGCGTTGGGAGAATACTAATTGGCGGTCATCCACTGACAAGCCAACTGTCTCAGAGGCCGTCCGTTTTCTGAACGATAATTTCCAATTGGTTAATGCGGCCATGAGATACGGCCTCAAGATCAAGTTGATTGAAGGTTCGTTAGAGGCAGCGGCCTTGGTATTCTGGCGGTTGAGCAAAGTGGTAGGCGCGAAAACGGCCATGAGATTGTTTGAGCAACTGGCAACGTCAGAGTGGGATGATGTCAATGATCCTCTCTTTCGTTACTATGAGATGGCCATGAAGGCCAAAGGTATGAGCCGGAGACCACACAAATTAATGCGGTTGAACTGGCTGATCCGTGCTATCGATGCGAAGTTGAATAATGAAAAGCATCCAAGTGCAAGGTTCTTGCGTTGGGATATCGGTAGGAAGTTACGTCTGCTTACTGGTGAACAAGCGATTAAGAATAACAACATACAAAAAGATTTGGTTTAAATCCTGTAGCCCAGTGGTGTAATGCCGCTGGGTTTCTTTTTAATATTGACGGAGCAATACATGATTGCCAAAGAAATTGCAGAGGCGTTGTTTGCGACAGCCCTCGACATATCCAAGAACCCTTTGGTGAAGGATGTGGAAAATAAGTTTGCTAAATTTAAGTACGTTCCGATTGATGCGTACTACAATGCGATCCCGAAGATAGCTCTTAAACATGGACTCTTCTGGCGGTGCAGGGAACAAGAGGTCACCGCAGAAGGCAAGACAATCTTCTTCAAATTCTCTTTCGATCTGTTACACAAAAGTGGCAGTGGTGTTGAGAACTTTGATACTGTTACCATCCATCATCCAGCGCAAGGACCGCAAACGGCAGGGTCTGCCAGAAGTTACGCGGAAAAACTTTTTATGCGTACAGTGTTTAAGGTTGTGACAGGTGAGAAAGATTCTGAATACTTCCATGAGTCAGAAGCAGAAGACTTGTCTATCCCTGATGCTGATGGTTCCAACAACAATGACGAGGGCTTAAACCTTCAGCAAGTCAAGGACTTGGAGAAGAAACAAAAGAAATCCAAGGACGTAGATGGAGCAAAGGTTAAGAACCTGTCTGAGTTCCGTAAAGAATTTCGTGATGACTCAGAGAACAAGAAGCTATGGGAAGATACTGACAATGGCGTCATCCTCAAAGAACCCAATGGCCTTGCTGGCGGTTGGGATAGTGTGGAAGACATAGTTCATACCTTCATGCCGAGACTTGATGACATGCAAGGTGATGAGAAGAAGTTCAAAAATTCCCAAGAGTGTGTCAAGGGTGTTCAGTTATTCTTCAAGATTAATCGCTCAATGATTGAGGGAACGATGAACGAAAAAAGCCCAGAGACTTTCGGCAGAGTCATGGCAATGTTCAAGGCAGCAAAGACTGCTGCCAACGCTGGTGAAATCTACGATTCAAAATAGGAGAAGCTAATGCCTAGCCAAAAATTTGGAGCAGGTAATCTGTTCCGCAATCAGAGGGCTGTTGCTTCTCTGGAGATCAAAACACAAGATACGGACAACCGTCATCAGTATGCGCCGGACTTAACTGGTGACATGGAGATGACGAAAGGCCAACTCCAAGCACTCGTCGGTATCTTCAAAAGTGGTGACACTGAGATCAGTCAGCGCTCGGCTACGAAAGGAGAACCAATCGTTAAGGTCTCTATTTGTGGTAAGAAATATGAAGGTGCAAAAGCTGGAGACTATCTTGCTGTGTGGCTGGAAGAGAAGTGGAAGCCAGAGAAGAAAAAAGAAGCGCCGAAGGATGAGCCACTAGATGACGACATCCCGTTTTAGATCACGGTCTCATCTTAACAAGGTGAGGGGGAAGCCATGTCTGGTATGTGCTTCCCCCGAAACTGTTGCTCATCATCTTATGTTTACCGATCACCCTGCTCTCTCCCTTAAAGTTTCTGACCTTAACACTGTGCCATTGTGTACACAGCATCATAGGAAACTTCACTTACACGGAAACGAAGAACAATGGTGGGCCTTGCAGGGAGTAGATCCAATCAAGTTTGTAAAAGAGGTAACTAAAGATGACTGATATAAAAGAAATCTCTTATGCCTTTGAGGCAGTGAAGTCTGCACTACGCCAGACCAAAGACGGCATCAGCATTAGCTTGGTCATCCATCCAAATGATGTCCCGAACCCATTGCTTAGTGATCCTGTCGGCTCAAGATACATGGTAGGTATGGCTAGGCTGGGTGATGATAACCAACCTATTGAATCCGAAGAACAAAGAGAAGCAAGGCGTGATGTTATTTCTGCTGGCGCACTGTGCCGTGACACGGACTTCCAAAAATGGCTGATGAATAATGGCTACTGTGATGATCTATCAGAAGATGAAGCAGCCAAATCATTAAGGACATTACTTGGTGTGGAGAGTAGAGCAGAGATCAAGACTAACCGAGAAGCCCAGCGCAAGTGGCGTATCATGCGTAATCTATTTATTGAACGGTCAATACTTATGGAGACTGACCTTGGATAAAGACCGCAAAGCTGACCTGTTACAGGAAGTACATGACATGGTGACTGGCCCCAGAGCCAGCGCCTACGGAGAAACAGCAATCAATCATTCCCGCATTGCAGACTTCTGGAATAACTGGTTGAAGAATAGATCATGGTCACATCACAATGTAATAACACCTTATGATGTGGCGATGATGATGGCACTGGTTAAATTTGCTCGCTGCCAACAGCAACCATCACATGATTCACATTGCGATATCGCAGGGTATGCGGCTGTTGCTGAAGATATATACGAACAAATTATGGAGGTCGAAGATGGCGGGGAAGATAGGTCGGCCACGCAGAATAGAGGAACCGAGTAAGCCGTGGAACATCGTGTTCCCTATCACATTGATTGATACTGTAAGGGAACGTGCGGAGAAGGACGGACTAACCCCAGCCTCATTGGTTCGTAAGGCTATTCATGCCTATGTGTCACAAAATTCAGCGAAGGGATACAAGGCTGGCGTTAGAGATGCTCTTTATTTTCTAAGAGAAGAAGCGACACAGCCAAGATTTCCATCAGGTCAGACACTGGGAGACAGGCTGGCAGACAGAGTATTGAAAAGATTGGATATGGAAAAGGGGGAAGATGACTAGTCTTCCCCCTGAATCGTGAGGTAACTAATGGCCGTAACCATTAATGCTAAGATAACAACTGTTGCCGATGTGGTAAATAAATATCTTGATGAACACATAAATTTTTTGGCAATAGATTACAAGCGTCCGGTATCAGCATGGAAACAGATGGAGCCACATCTCGGATCTGTCCCCATAAATAAATTAACTGGTGCTATCGTTAGCTCTTACATAAGAAAAAGAAATGTTAGTCCCGGTACAATCAACCGGGAGATAGGAGTTCTAAACTCTGCCCTGCGGTGGGCCAATGCTCAAGGATATATTGACCGCCTAATATTTATTCCACGCCTACCATCTCCCCCGCCTAGACAACGATGGTTGACAGAAGAGGAATGCACAAGGCTTCTCAGGGCAGCGAAAAAGTACCCTCATGTGTACGCATTTATTGCCATTGCTCTGTTAACAGGACAGAGGAAAGAAGCAATCTTGTCGTTGCTGTGGGAACAGGTCAGATGGAGTGAAGGATATATAGACTTCAATCAGGATGATCCACTTTCCGGCAGAAGAAAGGGAAGGGCTGTTATCCCCATAAGCACGGAGATGGAGCAGCTATTGCACAGCCTTCAGTCCAATAGCCTATATGTTGTTAACAACAATGGGAGAAGGGTTCGGGATTTCCGAAAGACATGGGGAAAGATTATAAAGGAAGCGGGTCTCGAAGGAGTTACCCCGCATACTATTCGACACACAGTGGCTACGCAGCTAGTGCGAAAGGGAGTCCCAATAATAGAGGTAGCAAAACTTCTGGGACATCGAGACAGCAGGATAACAGAAAAAGTATATGCGAAGTTCAGCCCCGACTACTTACAGAACGCTACTGAAAAGTTGTCGATTGCTGCGTGAGTCCGTCGCAGCAGTCATGGAGAGGTCGGCGACATGCCGTACAGGTATAGTGGCCGTGGACAAATACATAAGTCACCCTTGTTGAAGCGCCACACCACGGGCAGTCGTGCCACCCGGTTGGGTCAAATGAAGAATCTCTTCTCCCATCTTTTGTGTCTGAGCCACGGGATAAAGACATACGGAAACACTCTTGAGATCCATACAATGGAATAGTTCAGCCAGTTCAATGGCCTCGGTAGTGGCTTGAGGACATCCATGAACAGGACGGCCCTTAGCTCATCAGTATTATTTACTGCTAAATGTTCATAGGTATCGTCAAATAAAAGGCAGTGGCCTTCTCTCCAATAGGCCCGCTCCCCTCTAACCTGTAGATAGCAGCGGTGTGGGTGAGGAATATCCAAGGCAAGATGTAACCTTAGAACTCCAGAGTAAGGCCCTGAATGGGGGTTAAGCTTTTTCCTTGGACCCAATACAGAAATGTAGGCAGAGATCACATAAGGATGCCGCTTCAGAATAGCGGTGGTGACAGGCATGAGCTTACAGTTTTTCCTGAACCAGATGCGAGCGCCCTTGAGGAAGAACAATCTCCACTTGTCATCGTTACTTATGTAAGTCTGGTGAGGGCTAATGGTTTGGAACGGAGCGAAGTCATCATACCTCTGGATGATACGGTCATACTCTTTCCGTATATCTTTGAAGCTCCCCTCCAGATCACGGGTGATCGGCACCGTGTCACTATCATAGAATCTCTTCACCCCCAGAGTATTCTTCTTTCGGAACCACGGCTGTATTAATTTTTCTAAGACTAGCAAAGCTATTCGCAGAGGGCTTCCCAGACTGAGTTATAATTATCAGCCCAGCTTAAAGTTTCTTCATTCCAAAAGAGACAGCGTTGACAATCATGTTGTGGATAAAGGAAAGGACCGGGGAGGCTAACGCAAGGAATATAATTAACTGTCGGAGGAGGGGCGTCTATACTTGTGACGCAACCGTTTACTGTCAACATTATCAGCAGCACGCTTGGCGCGATCAATAGCTTTGTAAGCATCAACTAGTCCTTTGTTAACTGCTTTAGCTTCCCCGGCTTTCATCAACTGACGGTTCTTTGCCCATTCTGATAGAACACCAGCTAGTCTTAACAGACTTTTTACAATGCCAAATATATTAAACATTGATCATTCAATCTTCACCCATCGTCTGCATTACGATTCTTTAATACATTGCCAGCAACTGTATTCAGGATTTTCAAAATCCATCCTACAATTTTGTCATCAGAAGTTGACTTCGTGAGTGCGGTTACGGCTGTCGCTGCAACCATCACACTGGTCACGGCATGAAGCCATGCCGGAAGACCGTCGAAGAAATTTAATACTATATCCATTAGTTATCACCAACGTAGTTATTGCCAAGTCTCATCATATCAGCAATTCGTCCTGCCCTCTGGCCGACTTGCGTAGCCCACCTAGAGTCCAATAACTCATCGCTTACTTGAGACCATGTAACCCTACCTTCGATTGATTCTTCTATCAACCCAATGGTTTTCTTGAATGTTTTCAATCGGTTAAGGCCAAGATTAAAGTGTAGATCAACGACAGCCATCTGTCTTGTATCGTCCAGTAGATGGAACCAATTGAACGCACGCTGTAATTCCTTGATAGATATTTCTATATCATTGGATAAAAGAAAGCGTGCTTCCTCTTCAGTGATCCCTCTGTCTTCTAAGTTTCTTCCTATTCCTATTGACCATTTCTTCTGCGGGCATTTGTATAATTTTAATTCCATACCTTCGTGACGTATCAATTGATCAGTCAACTTTTGTATGTCCATTATTCCCTCCTGAGAATTTCGGCCCTTCTGTCTGTGATGTTAGAAACAATTTCATTTGAAAGCCTGTCGATGTCCATCAACATTTCTTTCTTACGCTCGCCACTCATGCCACGGTCAGACTGTACTTGGCGTCGGAACTTACGCAGTCCATCCAGTTGATCCTTGGTATCGGCAATAGCATCTTTATAGATAGCAATATTCTTTCTTGATCTAAGATAGTCAGTAGCTCTTCTTGGATCTGTCTCCGACAAAGTTTTAAGAGAGTTGTTGAATATATCCAGTTCATTATAAAGTTCATTGAAAGCCTGTACTGGGCCACGCCCTTGCTGTTCCTGAAGGAACCGTGCCATCGGTGGCTGTTGATCCAGCCTCCTGTCTGCCCTGTCTGGAATACCAGCCGCATTTCTCATCACAGAATCAGCAGCCATCAAGGCATAGCTACCAAGTGTTCCTGTGTAACCCCTGATCATATGGTCTATCTGTTCTGCCGACCACCTGATCCTCATCTTCTCTTCCAGAGCCTCCGACAATTCAAGTGACAGCGGTGATACATACTCTGGATCAGCAAGCCATGACTCATTCCGCTCGCCCCAGTAAGTAACAATAGGTCTGCCAGCATACCAATTATGGTTGGTCATACTCTCAAGAATAGGCTGGAACCACTGCGGGAAAGAAACATTAAACGTAGTAGTCAGATGCCGAAGAGCAGACTCTCTTGTGTGAGTTAAATCAGTCTCACCATCTATTAGCCGCATAATTCTTTCTGGAATAACCTTGAACAGGACACCAACCTCAAATGGTATCGGTATTCTGTAAGCTGGAGTCTCTGGCCCCACATCCATACCGAACCATGTAGGTGGAATAATCCAGTAGTTGTCCTTAATATATTCCGGGGCATTGTGATACCACGGGTTCTCGTCTTCATCTCCCGTGGCCATTTTGTAGGCTATGGTTAAAGCTACGATCTGAGCAGCCCTGAAATAGAACCTTCTCTTTCTGGTGGCGGCATCCATACGGGGTGTCATCTTCCCTGTAGCGCCACGATACAAAACATCCAGACCTTGGATGCGTGCGTTTAAGAATGGAACCACGGCAGTAAGATACCTGACGGCAGCACTAGCCCCCTTCCGACTAAAGTTGATTACCTCAAGGGCCTCTATGATAGCGGCGGTCTCATCACCTGTTTCTTTTAATACACGCTCATACACAGCAATACGGGTAGCAGTATCGGATGCACCGCTAAGTTTGTTAGCCCACTCCCACATAGATCGTGCCGGATATCTATGAGGAGACTTCATCCTCAGATGTTTCCTGAATGCTTTGATTGCATTCTTCGGGTCACCCTTAAAATCATAACCGCCCACTGCTCCGCTTGCTTCCAATGCTGCGGCACTGGAAGAGTTGAGGAGCGCCTGACCATATCCTTTCAAAGTACCTATAACCGGGATCATCTTAACCCCAGAGGTCGTCCATGCACTGATGGTATCACGAAGCATATTCGCTGCCATGAACGCAGGATCTTTTGTTACCAACTCCCTTAGTAGGGTAGCTGGAGCAGCCTGTAGACCAAGGGCTGGCATGTTCACATCATCAGTGATCATAAGTGAGTCCAGCATTAAACTGTCCTGCACCTCATACCACCAAGTTTCTCCGTTCACCCTGACCCCAACCAGAGACGGGTGGACTTCTCCTCCCGGTGGTTGATCACTTTTGGTAGGCTCAGATGCCAGACCAAGCTCTCTTAAATCCCTGATACCACGACTGACCAGCATATTTTGGAGAGATGATGTAACAGCAGCATCTAGATTGCGGAGCATGTTGTTAAGAGGATCAGCTATACGCTGATTGTCAGCAGCAACTCTTATCTGTACATCCGGTCCATTCCGATCACGAAGCTGCTGAACCCTTTTAAATAATTCATCGCTCTTGGAACTAAACCTCTGATGATCAGACACATTGTTGACCATAATCCAGTATACAGGCTTGCCGCCCTTCAATTCTCTTGGAGTCTTGGTGCTATAGAAACTAGAAAGCATCCTGTTGTTGGAATCTTTCATGCTCCTATACATGACATCTCTTGTCGCCACACCCTCTGGGCTTATGACTTCATAAGTAACCCCAGCGTCATCGAATAGTTCACGATAGAAGGGGAGGTAATCTGCGTTAGCCTTCCATAATTCAGCAGCTTCAGCACTGATGACACTACTGTCACGCATGATGTTAACCACTGCGTTATTCCACAACTGATACTTGCGGTATGCCCTGTCAATTGCAGGACTTACTTCTCCAGCACGCAGACCTATCTCTATATCCTCATCTGTGAATGTCTTCTCGCGGCCCTCCGCTATAAATCTTTGCGCTCTTCTGGCTGCGGCATACAGGAAAAACTCTCCCCATAATTGTTCCTTGTCTATCTCGGCAAGGATATCAACAAGGCCAGCAAGCTCAGATGGATCTTGTATGCGTACCTCTTCTTTTGTTACTGGGTCTATGTACGCTGTATCTTCCACCATCCTGTCATAGGCAGCTTTATATTGCTCTGCTATTCGTGGATCACTGTGATTTATAAGACCTTCATGCAGAGCATAGATCCTGCCACGGTCTCTGATGAGAAATCCCTTTGTTATCCCGGCAGCAGTTATGCCAGATTTCCTACTCAGGAGAGCAGCAGCAGATGATGTGGCAGAATCAAGAGCTATGTCAGCGTCAACCCCCGACTCCTTACGGAGCTTTATCCTCTGCCTTTCTCTGGCAATAAAGCCTGCAAACCTATCAACTATTCGCTGTCTAAACTTTGTTCCGAATGTATGGTCAGCAGGATCAGTGGCTCGGAACATGGAAAAGATTTTCTCAAAGAAAGTCTGGTCGCCACCTGTATTCATAACCCTCTCTGCGGCTTCCCGCATATCAGGTTCCATACGGTCAAGCCCTCTATCAATAGAATATTTTCTCCTGATAGCAGGATCTAGGGTCAGCTTCTCTTGAAACAATGGCGGCTTATCAGCGGCTGCTTTAACAGCGTCCTGAATACCACGCTGCTTTGCCAGCCGTACCTTTCTTTGCATATAGTCTGACATTGGCCGTTCAATACCTATATTCGTAGCAGGCATGGGAGCAGGTTTGTCAGTCTTACCGTCTGAAGGACCATTCCATCCCGTAAGCAATGAGATAGCATGTTTCCCTGCAAGGTCTGGCCTTCTTATAAGCACCCTTGGATATGCGCCGTATGGAATACGATGGAATATAAATACAGATGGATACCCAAGATCAGGGCTAGTCCATTCCATTCTTACTTTTTCAAACCCGGCAGCAGTTCCTTCTTTGTGTATAACAAACCCTGCCGCCTCCGGGTTATTACGGTTAGGCCAGTACGCTTCCATCGCGGCTTCCAATAAATCCCGCACTGAATTGTATTTGCCATTAGTATTCTTAGCTACTTGAGTGTCATGCTCTCTAGCAATAATGTGTGCTTCCCCGAATCCAGTTTCGGCCTGAACACTTTCAGACCACTCATGGTGACCCTTGGGGATGAATACTTGGCTTACCTCACCGTCATACAGTAAGCTCTTCTCTGTTTGATACACAGGATTAACAACATCTACAGTAACTGGTTGCTCAAAGTTTTTGAGTAACCGTTCAACAGTTACCTCTGGCTCACGGTCTATAGCAAACTTTCTTGTCGGGGCCACTTGCTCTGGTGCTATCTGTTCTAATCCAACAAGAGAAGCATCAACTGTTGGATCGCCAGTCCTTACAAACTCAAGGGGGAGAAGGTCAACCTTCTGTTCAGAGAACTGTCGTTCCCGTAGTGGTAGTTTCTCTACCCCTTCTCTGAAATTAACCCAGCTATTCTGGCCTCTTGTTTCAGAAGTTAACGCCCATCTTGCCCAAGGACTTTGCGTCATTAACATATGGTTACGCCATGCAGCTTCTTCTCCTCTCGGCCCGAAGGTAACAGGTGACATGGTGTGTGCATAATAATCATGGACAGCACGAAGCGTATCATTATAGACAAGGGGCCTACCATTGACATCAGTTCTTCCACTGTCAGCAAGCAATGGGTGGTTGTCATATACAACTCCGGGTGGCCCGAATCCTTCTGCATCAGTGCCTTTTATATAAAGATGATTATTAGACAGCACATCTTTCCTCATGGCCTGTGACATCTTCTTGCCATCGTAAGGCTCACCTCTTCCTTCCCATACCTCTACCTTGATAGGCATAGCGTCATACTGCTGCCCAACTTCATCTGCAAGTTCTTCATATGCACGGCGTACATCAGGCTCGCTCAAGGCATCCATCCTCATATCATCGAATGCCTTGGCTATCCTCTTCTGTAAAGCACGCTTCTCTTTTGTTATTGCTAGCGCTTGTTGAGTTGGCTTGAATAAACGATTAGATAGACGGGATGCTACGCGGAGCGCGGAGGCTGAGGCTTGGTCATCTTCTGAGAGCCGAAGGTCACCTTGTATTTCTTCGTAGCTGTTGGTTGCCTCTTCTCCACTGCCGTAGACCCAGAGTCTTTGAACATCTCTCCTAGTATCGCTGATGCTTCTTCCAATGGATTGCCCTGCGCGTTCCGTAGCCTTGATAAAATCTGCGATTTTGTTGGCATTATCAGGATCTCCTACATAATAAGTTTCAAGGTATTCATCAGTGGCTGTTAGCCCAGCAAGGCCAGAAGATTTAATTGCCTTCTCAATTTCTAGCCTAGACAGCGGAGAAGCTAATTCAAATCTAACAGTAACAGTGTTATACGATCCATCTTCATACTTAGTCCCCCAAACAGAGAGTGGTTCTACATCTTCTCGCACATGAACTTGGCTCTGATTAAAGTTACCAGCAAACTTAGCCAAAACAGATAAAGAAACATCTCTATCCGGCTCCAAGAAAGATGCCTCCATACCAATAGCTGGCTCTGCATCACCAAAGTACAAGCCACTGGCTGGGGTCAAGGTAAGCTCTAATGATTCAATACCAGAGGTAAGATACCTGAGAGAGTCAGCAGTTATCTCCTGAAGCAGGACTGCCGCGCTTTCATCTCCATTATTAGCAGCAACTGTAAGATTCTTAATTCCCTCAATCTCATCCGTAGAAGAGGACAGGTTAACAAGTATCCTTGCCCTAGCTATATCTGCTTCAGTCTGCGGGACTTGAGGCAAATCCCTCTCTATAGCAAACTTTCTTCCCGTCCAGTCTTTTGCAAACCTATTCACATAGAAGTCAGGGTCTTCAAGCGCACGATCAACTACATATTTAGCCTCATCTAAAGTATTTGTTGGGTCTAACTCAATCTCCTGTTCCCCATCCCTAAAAGCACCAGTGCCTACGATCCTGTTATATTCTTCTCCCTCTATTTTAGGATGTCTAACATACCACCGCAAATAATCAGCACCCTCTTCTCGGCTATACCTCTCTAGTTCAAACCCACGATACATATAAAGTCCGGGCTTTAATTTCGTAGCTGTCTTCTTGTTTATTTTGAGAGCAAAGGCTTCTTTCTGGATAGAGTTAGTATCCCTATCTATAGAGAACTTCCTTGTCGCTGCATCTGGAAGGTCAGGCTCTGTCTGGCGTATCCTCTCCAAATACTCCTCTGCTTTCTGTGCATCTTCAGGAGTAATCTGTTCTGCTGCCGCAACAGGAATGATGCGCCTAGCTGGAGTCTCTGGTTCGCCATACAAACGGACGAACACTTGATTGCTGTTCCTGATATCTGCACTGGTGAGACCATTCTTCAGGGCAATAAAGAAGTCTACGATACGCCTGAACAATGAAGCTGGTTTGCCAGACACTCCCTTGCCAGCGGCCCAGTCACTAAAGGCATTCCCTATTGCCTCTTCAACAAATAACTCTTCCTGTCTCTGCTTAGTCTCATTGGAATACTTGCCAGCCTCAGTGTATATTCTCTTGGCTTCCTCGTACCAAGTTTCCTTTCCTCTTGTGGCAGGAGCGGCCTGCTTCTTCACAAACTTGGTGAGTAACTTCCACTCCTTGTCAGTGATAATCCCTGCCTCTTTTAAGCCATGAATCACCTCGTGGTTAAGGGTATCACCTAATGCTTTAGCGGCTTCCTTAACTGTTGAATTAGGTTTGATTTTATCTAGGGCCAAAGAGATAATCAGTCTCTTGCCCTCCCAATCAATAGTACCCTTATCCCCAGCCAAGGTATCAACAAACTTTGCCCTTAACCCATCCATCTTCTTTGCGAGATCAGGATTATTCTTGGTGTATTTATTTAGCCTTTTCTTAATCTCTTTCCCAACAGCAGCAAGTACCGCTCTTCTACCACCCTGTGCCTCAAGCCTTCTGCTTACCTCTTTGTTTATACTGGCAGCAGCAAGCTCTGCTTTGTACTGTGCAGACGCCTCGTCCAGAGACATGGTTGAATCAACAGTTCTCTCTGATCTCTTTATGATGATCCCTCTGCCTGTACCACCAGTATCTTCAGGAGGGATTCTCAAACGGGCAGAACGCCGCCAATCAACAGCAGCAACACGCCCTCTCTCAGCGGCAGCCTCTACTTCTCTACCCCTAGCAGCCTCCGCTGCTCTGGCTTCTACTTCTACCTGCTCACCACGAGTGAATGGCGTTGTGCCTTCTATGTCCTCTTGCTTTACAGCCCTTCTGATCTGAGCGAGGGTTGGCTTCTTGCCTTCCTTAGTCGGTACTACGGTAGGCTTAACTCTATATTCCTCATGCCAAGCCTTACGGTTAACCACATCTTTATGGATGTAGGTATTCTTCTTGCGCGGCACTACGATCAGATCGCCTCTAGCAACCGCACTATCAAGGATAGCCTCAGTAGGAACCTTGGTCTTTCTCTTTCCTTCAAGAGCCTTGGTTATATCAGACCTTAACACCTCTCCTTCACGGAGCTTCCTGTCAGGCCGCGCTGCCTGTGTGCGTGCAGCGGCCATAGCAGTGATATACTGAGAGCGGTTAAACATTGGCCGCTCAATAGTTGGTAACGACTGAGGAGTAGTCCCCGGCAATGTCGGTAATTCATTCAATGCACGAGCAAGATAGTAAAGCTGGGTGTTAGACATCCTGTCTAAGTTCTTACTGCCTACCTTACGAGCAGCAAATCTCTCAAATCCGGGGTCATCTATTTTGATGTTCCTCTGATAGGCAAGACTTGCAATGGCAGTCTTGTTCCAAAACTCAAGATCAACTTCTACAAGCGGTGGGGGCAGTAACGCATCTATCTTATTCGGATCTAGTCCAATAGCATCAAGCTCCTCTACTGGAACTGTATCGCCTTCTACATACTGTCTTTGTCTCGTCTCACTTCTTCTTTGATTAAGCCTGACGGCATCAGCGTCAGCCATATCATTAAAGTCTATCATTGTATCTGGTCTGGTGAGGATAGCAGCCGCCCTGAGAAGGTCGTTGCGTTCATCAACCCCTGCTTTCCTGAGCGCCTCAGTTGCTAGGATTTCTGTCTCTGCCTCATCCTGCTGTCTCAGGATATCATTGACCCCGATATTAAGCTCATCACTAAACAGTTGTGCCTGTGCCTTGGTAGAGAAACGGGGAGAAGCACGCACCCCATGCTTTGTCTCTACAAAAAAGCCGCCATCCTTGTCTTCAGGCAACATCACTGGCTCACCACTGGCATCCAATACCGGATCACCTGCCGTATTAGTGGCCGGGATTCTATCCGGGCTTATCCTGTAAACATCAGGTGTACCTGTCTCATCTGTGGTGATAAGCCCCCTGTTGAATGCCAAAGGAATATCAGTGCCAAATTGGGCAAGAGTATTCTGTGCCAACAATGCGGCATCTTGATCAGGAGGAAGTACCTTCGTGCTTGATGCACTATGATCTTCCAATTGTAATAGGGGGGGAGTGACAGGTGGGCCAGTGAGAAGCAATGGCTCAAGTGGTTCAGTTGTTTCTTCTATAGGCTTATCGGGAGTATCCTTTGCCTTCTGAGGGCCACGCATATCCCTGTCAGCATATGTCTGGATACCAGCGCCGATAACTCCGCCAGCAGCAAGGGCTGCTGCCCCAGCCTCTGCGTATTCCATCAGGGCATCATCGGACGTAAGAGGTAAGTTTGCCGTCCAACGCTCTGCCATCTGCTGGTACATCTCAGTCGGGATTTCAGCCCCGGCACCTCTGGCACCACCTCTTTGGATAGATTGGAACAAGGTTCTAGCCGCCTGCTCCGCAGCATCTCTTCCGACTTTTGATCCAACACCGCCAGTAACCAGAAACAGTATATACTCGGCAGCAGCCTGTGTCGGGGCAGCAATAGCGGCTCGTGCTATGTTTAACTCATCCTGAGTCTTGGCCCCTTCTTCCATTTGACGGCCAATGTTTAATCCAAAGAACTGCATTGAAGCAGATCCTATGAAACCAGCAGCCGCGCCGGGAGGGCCAGCAAGAAGAAATCCTGCTGCACCAGCAGCAACTGGAGCAACCATAAATGGAATAGATCCAGCAATAGCTTCAGATGCAAACTGTGGTATTCTACTGGCAGCGGTTAAGACGCCTTCTTCCTTATATAACCTTGCAAGTTCAGCAAGATTCATAGGCGGAGCTTGATCTGCTCTCTCTCTATTATCCTCTGCTAACTCAGCCCGCTCTTCCTGAAACTTCTCCTCGCTTCCAAGAGCAGCACCATAGAAACCCGGTATATCTGCTAACGTGCCGAAGCCCTTCTTCCCTGCCTGCCATGTGCCGCCGAAGAAATCACCTACACCAGAGAAGAGACCTTCCTCTTCTTCCTGTGGAGGGGGGACAAACAAACGTGCATCGAACTCCTCTCTGTCCATATCAGAGTAATATTTATTATACAAATTATCAGCCACTTCCTGATCACTCATATAATTGTATTG